CCTATACCAAAATCACCTAGTGTTGCTGGTATAGTAGGTTTACCAGTTAGATCTGTGTAAGCACCAGTAGTAGCAACAGGTGCAAACGCTGGTTTGTTTTTAATAAATGCTACATCACTTGGTGTACCTACGTTCCAATCAGACTGGACTTGATCAGCAGGAATCGTGGGTTTGTTAATCAGGTCTACGTAGTTGCCACTCAGTGCAACTGCCGAGAGTGATGGTTTGTTTTTTATATAATCTGTCTCACTAGCGACAACCTCATTCCAATCAACCTGAATCTGTGCAGCAGGGATTGTGGGTAAGGTAGTCCACTGTAATGACGTACCATCAGTAGTCAGGTATTGACCTGCTGTACCAACAATACCATTCAATTGAAGTGGCTTTCCTGTAGGAAGGTTCAGTCCTTCTTTCGCTTCTACAGGTCCATTATCATTATAATTTGCGATTTGGTTCGCTAAGAGTTTTGACATACTTCTAGTCCTGAAGACACTTTTTCTAAGCTAGAAGTATTTAGGTCATGTCATGTTCAATGATATAATCGTTCTGGATTTCTCGCTCTTGGTCACTGGTGACTCATGAAAAACCTGTGACGGGAACACAATCAAGTCACCTTCACTACATCCTGGTTGGAATGACATGATCTCTCCATGACATGTGAACATATTTGAATAGAACTTCGTTGCCTCATGTACTTCATTGTCATAGTCTGCATAGAATACCGCAGACCATCCCTCCATACCATGATTGTGTAGTGAGTGAAACTCATACTGTTCCTGTACTTGGAACCATACGTTTTTAATATTATCAATAGGTTTCCTATAGAAACCTCTATCCATTGCTTCTTTGCTCAGTCTCTGTAGATATGGACCAAGTAAATCAATGAATGGTTTAAATTCTGCGAACTCTGTCTTCTCATAGAAAGTTGTGTGACATGTGTCATTCAACTCAGCAGGGTCTTGCTCTAATACTTTTTCATGAAACGAATAAAGATCGGAAAGAATTTCTTCCTTCCGATCCTGCCACTCTTCCACATGATACCTGAAGTAAGGCATAGCAAACATACAGTTATCTGGAAGAGGGTATGAACTTTCGTATCCGTTAGGAGGGATCTTCATTGCCACCAACAACCACTACATTATCTGGATGATTAGATGTATCAATACTTATGTCTCCATAGATTGTATCATCTATTTTCCACTCACCCGTATTCAAATCAACGTTACTCTCAAGATTAAAATTATACTGAGTAGGTACGTCATATAGATGACCACCAAACTCTACTACATCATCACTACCAAAATCTGCACGTACTACCTTCAACTTTTCTGTCAAAGTAGCATATATTTGTGCCAGTTCTGGAATCAAATCATCATATGATCCATCTAACGCACCAACTAAACCCTGCCTAACCTCTTCCTTTGCTTGAAGCAAATGTGTTCTAACGTCTGACATAATAGTATCTCCTTTAGGTTTAAATGTCACACATACCAGACAAGTCGCCTGGATCTTGTGGGACCATCAATATTGTAGCACCATTTGGTTTTTTTATCAACACTACTTCACCTTCCTCAGCTTTCTGTTGCCATTTGTCAACATCCTTCTGAAATTCAGCTTCATCTAATTCAATCATTGCTTTATACCACACAACAAATGTTCTCTTTTTGCATGTACTCAATAGAATCACGACATCCACCTAAGCGAAGTCGCTCACCGTCCATATCAAGTACTACTTGTGGAAACTTAGCGTCACCACCAAACTCCATCTCAAATTGAGTCTTCGTAAAGTCATCGTCTAATTCATAAACGACATGCTTAAGGTCTTCTAATTGACAAACTGCCACAAACTTTTCACAGTAGGGGCAGCCTGGTTTGGAATAGATTGTAAAGATCATAGACTTGTATTAGGATTTACAAGCAGCAGCGTAATCTTTATCGAAAAGTTCTAGACCTTTCTCTGTTAAGATGTGATCATACATCTTGTCGAACACTTTGACTGGCAACGTACATACGTTAGCACCATACTCAAAGGCTCTACCTACATCCCTGACATTTCTAATAGAAGCAGCAAGGATTTGTGTCTCTACGCCGTGCATCTTATATGTATTAGCGATATCTTTTACCAAACAGAGACCACCAAATGAGTTATCATCCACTCTTCCTACGAATGGTGAAACATATGATGCACCTGCTTTAGCAGCAAGGATTGCCTGTGCCACTGAGAAGACTAGAGTTACATTGGTAAGCACATCATCCTTACTCAATTCATAGCATGCTTTCAACCCTTCACGAGTACATGGTACTTTGATCGTAACATTACTGCTAAGATCAATGTAAGGTTGTGCTTGTTCTACCATCTCTTCAGCAGTATTTGCTACTACCTCAGCAGATATAGACTCAAGGTTAGGACATGCTTGATAGATCTCTTCTATCACATCACTCTGCTGTCTACCTGACCTGAGTATAAGGGTAGGGTTGGTGGTAACACCATCAACCAGACCAGTCTTATACCCATCGATGATTTGATCCACCTCTGCGGTGTCTAAAAAGATTTTCATATTTTACTGTGTTCCATCAAGGGTTCCATTTTTAAGAACTGTTCATTCATATTATAGTACAGTTTATAGTTTCTTGTGTTAACCCAGTAACCAATGATGTCCGAACCATCACAATTATATCCATATCCTGTGACTGGTTCATTCACACCATCAATTCTAAAGGTCTTGCTACTATTGATATAGGATCCAAACTTTTCTTCTAGGTTAATCATCTCTCTTCAAAGGTCATTTTACGGACTTTCCTATTACGGCGAGCCTCTTGGTATTTTAGGTCATCAGGAGAGAAAAGTGATGATTTCTTAACATTCTTATTATAATGTAATAATTCAACTTGAGACATATTATTTGCAGACACAGTATCTCCATGTAGTGATGTCATATTAGGACAACCACAACATACAAACTGTACTTTGTTGGCAAATAATTCTTTGCCACAAGCAAGACATTTAACGCCTGTCATTCTTCTTTGAAATAATCTTTCCTGTAGTAACGTCCTAGAATGTTACTGTTGTAATACTTTGGCGAACCATCATCCAGAGTTTCCTGCAACACATTGTTTAGAAAGAGTTGCTTGGTCTCTGCATAATTGGTGCGGCCTGGGGTTGTGTGGAGCGATAGGATCTCTCGCTTGAAACATTCGTTCCCAAGTAATCTTCTATCTGCTTTAAGTTCTTCAGAGCTTCCGTAGTATCTTTTCCAATCACTCTCAGACGTAACCCTTCTCTTACCACCTCTAGGTTTACGTTTTGACCAGAAATATTTACGTCCGATGTATTCCTTACCCGACTTGATATTAGTAATCCTGTAGACGTAACCGAAGAAGCCGTCAATGTCAGCAGAAGTAAAAGTTGAACCCTGATAGGTCCAGGGGTTCTCATAACTTCCTTCTGAAGTTTGGTTATCTTTTTCCACATACCCATTATAATCTATTCATCAATATTTATATTCCCTTCTGGGAGACCTAAAGTTTTATACTCAAGTTGTTGCTTCAGGAAAAGAACCTCATCTTTAAGAGTCTTATTCTCTTTTTCTAGTACCTCGATATGTTCTTCGTAAACAATAATCATATCTTGTAGTCGTTGATTCTCTAGTTCAATATCCCAATCCATTGGGGTTTTGTAACCCTTGCACTAAAAGGCTACGCATATTATATAGTGTACTTTATAATATTTTTATATTCCTAAACCCAACGTGTGACTGTAAGTTCAATACTATTATCATCCATCTCCCACTCTTCCTGAACCTCAAAACCTAAGTCCTTAACTGTATTGTGAACAGTCATCCTAGCATACTGTTGTGTAACTTTTTCAATGAATCTCTTGGGTGGTATGGGTTGCTTCCATGTTTGAAGATCTGTAACAAGTTCATACACACCATCTTTATTAAGACGGAATCCAATGTCATCACCTACAGCAATATCCACCTGCCATTGTTTGTGTTCATGGTCAAGTGGATTTTCTAATTTAATATTCTCTTCTACGTCATACTGTAGAAGTTCTAATGCTTCAATCAGTTGTGGTTTGTTCTTGATTGTTGTCTTGATTGTGCTGAAGTGTGACATTGTTTTTATAGTATTCTGGTTTATGCTTACGTCCAGAGATCTCACCTAAGGCTTGTTCTATCTCCCTAGTAAGTGTCTCACACTCATCACCAACAACACCCTGCACTTCTTCATGTACAGTACCGTCTTGTTTGATAGTAAATTTAATTGTTTGATTCTTAGTCATAGTGGGTATAATATAGAGCCAGGATCATTGAGTGTAGTTAGATCCCAACCGAGAGTAATTCTAGGTGTATCAGTTTGATGCACTGAGGTAAAGTGTGGTACTGTACCTGGAAATAATGATATTGTACCTGGTTTGTTGTTACTATAATACTTATAACCATCCTCAAGTTGATATAATGGATGGCAGTATATAGTTTGTGATTCGTCACAGGTTATAACCATATTCCCTGCGAGGTATGAATGTGGATGTGTAGAATGGATATGGTTTCCAATCTGCTCACCCCTTCTTAAAATATTAAACCAAGAACGTATCATCATTCTCTTTCCATCCCATTTTCTATTGGGATCTTCAAAGACAGTTCTGATATATTCTTTATGGAATCTTTTAATGCACTTACGTAACTTAATAAGTTCAGAACATTCATCCTCCCACATGAATATATTATACTTTCTTAACCTCTGTGTCAAGCTTGGTGCTTGAGGTGCGACATCAGGTTCTGGTGTTGCTATATCACGTATGAATTGTTCCTTAGATAAAAAGAAGTCTCTTAGTACATCCATATCTAAGTCCCAACCTACACTTTCAAAGACACACCACTGTTGTTTTGGTGGTGCGAAAGGAGTTTGTGGTTCAGGACAATCAAAGATCATCATGTTTCTGTTGCCCTCATCCTTACTGACTGCGAGGGTTTCTTTGACATCACCTTGATGATATGCGAATGATATAATTTGTTTACTCATATTTTTTTATGCTTTGTTCCCACTCCTTTAGGGATGATGATACATCAGGTGGTTCAGGATCCTTGATCCCTTTAATCTTCTTCCACTTATTATGTAGAGCACCCATCATCCATGATTGTGATAGACTTTTAGGTCCATTCTCCAGTAGATCTAACTCATATTTACTAGAGGTATATGCTTTGTACTCCTCTCTCCAATCTGGAATGACACACTCATTGTATTCTTCAACACAATCGTCACGACATTCTTTATCATTGATATCACAATCAGTAGTACATTCCATCAATTCATCAGTACAATCTTTTTCATTTTCCATTTATCATCTCTATCTTTATCGGTTCTTTTAACTGTTGCAGTACACTCTGCACATAGTATGCAGTAAATACTTGTGGTATAATAAAGGCCACCATTGCAATGACCCAGAAGATGTAATAGTAGTTCTCTTTATTCTGTGTTCTCATAATATTGGCAGTTGTTTTGCATCAGTATCAAACTGTACTACATTATTCAACAAGGTAAGATCAAACGCCATAGTTATTCTAGGTTCATCTGTCTTATGTCTTGTTGTATAATGTGGTATGTAATTTGGAAACAGAGTTATACTACCTGCTTCGTTCTTTAATTCAAATGGTTTGTCATGCTCAAATGGACAGACATATATCGTAGAACTATCACCACACTTAACAGTGAAGTGACCTCCCATATATGTGTATCCATGTGCAGAATGATAATGTTTTTGAATCTTCTCACCCTTCCTCATGACGTTGAACCAACATCTAATACGAGTACGAGGGACTATATGATCGTTTCCAAAAATACTTTTCACATATTGTTTATGAAACTTCTTAATCTCTTTACGGAGTTTGTGTATGATATCATAGTCCCATGTCTCCTTATCCATAACATTAAAATATTGGAACCTAGAAGTAACACTCTTTGGTCCCAACATAGTACTACCATCACTGGCAGCAGGATACTTATCAACAAGTTCTCTCTCTTTCTTTAATAAGAGTTCTGTTAATACATCAAGGTCTAGATCTATTAACTTCTTACCTATAGTATACTTCCACTCAGGTGCAAACTCTGAAAAGATAGGTGGATTCTCAAAGTCATAACCAATCCAATCACCTCCCTTCCTTAGTTCAACTGTTCTTATATCTGGGTGACTACCTGATTGCTCCTGTCCAGGACGTGCTCTATCTTTTGTAACTACTATATTAGGATCCATCATAATTTAAAACCAGCGAAAGTATCTTTCTTAACATCTTGTTTGATGCTACCCACAACATAGCTCTCGACCTCTGTCTCTTGTGGTGCTACCTGCATACCCTTAGAGGATAACCAGTGTGCAGTCCATGGTAATGGATTGTTTGCCAAAGGAATATCAAAGATTGCTTTAAGACCCATAGACTTTAGTCTACGGTTAGCAGTCCACTCAACATAGTTCTGTAGAAGTTTGTCATTCAATCCAATGATTGAACCATCCTTAAACAAATACTCTGCCCACTCCTTCTCTTCTGCTACACACTGTCTGAACATCTCATAGACATTCTCCTCTTCTTCCAGAGCAATCTCAATCATCTCTGGATCATCTCCCTCCTTCCATTTATTAAGAATGTTCTGCGTGACGGCCATGTGCTGCGATTCATCTCTGGCGATGAGTGATATGATTTTTGCAGATCCCTCCAAGAGCTTGAGTTCCCCAAAAGCAAAACTACAAGCGAAAGATACATAAAACCGAACACCTTCCAGTATATAAACATTTGCTACTGCCCTATAAAGTTTACGTTTTAAATCTCTCAATGTCCACTCAGCATTTGGATGTTCTTTCCAGTCTGGTTTCCAATGGTTACTTTGATCGTACTCATGAGCATAGTTGATGAACTCATCGTATGCTTTAGTCACTGACTGAGCACGTGCAATAATCTTTTCGTCGTCTAGTATAGTATCGAAGACCTCCGATGGATCTGCGTATACATTCTTAATGATGTGAGTGTATGACCTACTATGAATCATCTCCATAGTCTGCCATATATTCATGCAACCTTCAAGCTCAGGTAGTGAACAGTATGGAGCGAAAGCCATGCCAGGAGCACGACCTTGTACACTGTCCAAGAGGATTTGATACTTGAGATTGCTAGTAAATATGTGTTTCTGTGCTGCATTTAATGTAGGATAATCTGCTCTGTCTTTTTGTAATGATACTTCTTCTGGTCTCCAAAAGAAACCTAACTGTGTCTGTGTTAACTTATCAAATATAGGATACTTAAACTTATCGTATCGCTGGACTCCTAGTGGAGGACCAAAGAACATCTGTCCTTTGGTGGTATCGTTCTTCTGTAAATTGAAGACGGTCATCCCTTTTATATCAGATGGCACAGGCATCACAGTCACTCTCCTCTGTTGCAAAAATATCGTCTAACAAACCCGACATGGTTTGTTTTTCTTCTGGTAGATCATCCTTCCAACCGATAGGATGTGTTGGTTCATCAACCTCCTTCTTAGAATCATATGTATTCTGATAGTAAGAAGTCTTCCAACCATACTTGTATGTGGTAAGAAGGTCTTGTGCCATCACCGAAGTAGGTACTTCAGAATTTTCGAAATGCTCTGGATTATAGGACCAGTTTCCAGAAATTGCTTGATCAAAGAACTTCTGCATAACTGCAACAATATTAATATACCCAGTATTGCTAGGCATATCCCAGAGCAACGTATAATTGTTCTTAAGGGATGCAACTTGAGGAACAACTTGTTTAAGTGGTCCTTTCTTAGACTTCTTGACCGAGAGATAATCTCTTGGTGGTTCAATTCCATTTGTCGCATTTGACACAACGGAACTACTTTCACTTGGCATCTGTGCTGATAAGGTAGAGTGTCTAAGTCCATGCATAATGATGGATCCTCTAAGTCCTTCCCAGTCACAGTTAAGTTTGTTTTGAACCAGTTCATCTACGTCCTTCTTGTAAGTATCTATAGGCAAAGTACCATCAGAATACTTAGTACGTTCAAAATATTCACATGGTCCTTTGTCCTTAGCAATCTGGTTAGATGATTTCAGTAGATAGTATTGGAAATGCTCAGTCAAGTCATGAACTAACTGCCATGCAGCAGGGTCATCATACTTCACACCATTCTTAGCAAGATAGTGTGCTAGACCAATGAATCCAACACCTAGAGAACGCCTTGCAAGGGTACTCTTTCGTGCTGCCTCTACTGGATAATCCTGATAGTCAATCAACTCCTCCAGACCTCGTACAGCAAGGTCACAGAGTTCTTCCATCTCATCAAGGTTACGTAGTTTACCTACGTTAACAGCAGATAATATACACAATGCTATCTCACCATCAGCATCATCAATGTGCTGAATAGGATCTGTAGGTAGTGTGATCTCCTGACATAGGTTACTCATGTTAACCTTGTCCTTGAATGAAGAGTGCTCGTTACAGTGATCTATATTCATGATATAGATACGTCCTGTCTCTGCTCTCTCCTTTAAGAGTGCAAGGATTAATTCTTGGGCAGGGATAGTCTTTCTAGAGATGGTCTCATCGGACTCATACTGTCTGTAGAGTTCGTCAAAACGCTCAGTTCCGAAAGCATCATAAAGACCAGGAACATCGTGAGGGGAAAATAAACTAATGTCCTCACTTGTAATAAACCTTTCATAAAATAACTTGCTTAGTTGTATAGAATAGTCTAACTTTCTGACTCTGTTGTCTTCGGTTCCTTTGTTGTTTTTGAGGACGAGGATGTCTTGGATTTCTTGATGCCAGATCGGAAAGTGGACAGTTGCTGAGCCGCCACGGATCCCGTTCTGCGTACAACATCTGACAGTAGACTCAAATTTTTTAAGGAAGGGTACAACACCTGTGTGCTGAACCTCTCCACCTCTGATTCTAGAGTTGATTCCTCTGATTCTTCCAGCGTTAATGCCGATACCAGCCCTTTGTGCAACGTATTTCCCAATAGCCATATCAGAGCTAAAGATACTATCGAGGGTATCGTCAGAATCAACCAGAACACAAGATGCAAATTGACGTATGGGTGTTCTGACACCTGCCATAATGGGCGTTGGGATGTTGATTTTGTGCTTGGAGATTGCGTCGTAGTAGTTTCGGACATAATTTAGTCTCGTATCGTGATCATAGTTTTGAAACAAAGTAGCAGCAATCATAATGTACATGTACTGAGGTGTCTCATAGACCTCATTGGTACTTCTATCCTGTACAAGATACTTATCAACTACTTGTCTTAGACCAGCATAAGTAAAGAGTAAGTCACGGTCGTGATCGATCCATGAATTAATCTGCTCCCACTCGTCGTCTGTATATTTAGATACAATGTCCTTATCGTAGACACCTTTTGTAACACTATCCTCAATCTGCTTTTTGATATGTGGATGTGATTCAGTCCACAATGGACCATGTACCTGCTTATACAATGAGTATAGAAGCAGACGTGCTGCTACAAACTGATAGTTATAGTGGTCTAGATCAATCAGATCACTCGCTGACCTGATAAGAATCTCTTGGATGTCTGATGTTTTGATCCCATCATAAAACTGTAGACCAGAGTTCATCTCAACTTGGGATGCACTGACACCACTGCCGAGACCTTCACAGGCATCCTCTACCACCTTATGAATTTTATCAAGGTTGAGAGGTGTCACCTCTCCGTCTCGTTTTACTACGTTGATTCCGTTGCTCATACTTTTTTCCAGTCGTTTAGTTTAAGAGTTGCTTCTAATCCTGAATATGAATTAGATTCTACCACGCTTTGCACGTTGTGTCCAGCAAGATACATATCGTTTATGTCCTTCTGCTGAATATTCTTTGGCCAAATTACTACCTTACCTCCTCCGTCAATGGTTTTTGCGATTCGCTTGACGATTTCTCTGTTACGTGGCTCGTTATCATAAACGTAAATATGATTGCTCCAACCAAACGTCCGACAATCAACATCGGACCCAGCCATAGCAACCGAGTTTTTAATGAACGTAGCATCGAATGGTCCTTCGGTAATGTAAATAGGTTTCGCTTCATCTATTCTATCCAATCCATAGATCTTTGGTTTGTCTTCATCAAGCATGACCGTGATGTATCTTAACTTAGCCGTCTTGGCTAGGGATCTGCCTTGATATCCAAACAAACTTCCATCTTTATCTCGGAATGGAATGATGATCCTCGCATCATCACCCCTAAGACTATCAAAAGTCCTCTTCTGTTCGTTAGTCCAAGCCTTAAACTTAGGACAGTAATAGAACAGGTCAAGGACTTTTATGCCTCTATCTTCGAGATACTTTCTTGCAGGATGTGATATATTTAGATCAGAAATTCTATCTAAATTGATACCATTTTTCTTAAAGACAGGTGCTTTAAAATTGAACTTTGGATTGGGTGTAGTAGTAGCCTTACCAGTCGTTCCCTGCTTAAATTTCTCCATGACAAATTGGTCATGAAGCATTGTGTCTTGATCCTTTAAAAAATTAGATAGGGTTCTTCCTACCCCACAATTGTGACACTTATAAACAAAGTCATTCTTCACTTTAAATAAGTACCCACGAGCCTTATTCTTCCTCTTCTGTGAGTCACCACAGTAAGGACACCTAAAATTAAAAAGGTCTGCCTTCTTCTTAGTGAAGAGGGTCAGACGAGGTGAGACCATTTGGATGTATTTCACGTCGATGTACGACATTCATTTAATATTGAGTCACTACAGGTAGTATAGTAGAGACTTACTGATTAGTCAACTGTCCTTGTGACGGTTGGAATATTGGTCGAACGATTTTTTGTCCGATTGGACTAACGAGGAAAGATATAATAGAAAGAGCACCAAAAATAGACCACATCTTCTTCTCCATTTGGCGAAGACGGTCATCAACCTTGCGTATATCTCTTTCACACCCTTTCTTTATATCTAATGCTTGACGGTTTACTTCACGATGAACTGACTCGATCTTCTCAAAGAGAACACCATCAATCCTATCCTGCTTGTCCAACTTCTCATTGTGAACAGCAAGAAGGTTACCCATCTTTACTGAATTGTCTTGGAGTGTATCAACAACCTTCTCCAGTCGCTCTATTATAGCAGCGTTAATACTCTCGGCCATTTATCAGACGTTACGGATTGCGAAGTCCAGTGCAGACTGGAATGTTGCAGCGTCTTTATTTACCATAAACCTGAACTGATCTTTGTGACCATCATCCAGAGAACCATAACATGCTGCGATTTTCTTAGCAGAAAAGTTATCTAAATTTTGTACAGACCCATCAGTAAACTGGATCTTTGCCATATCATTCTCACCGAAGTTAGGAACCTCTTTAGTTGCAACTGCTACTGCTACTTCAAGAGCATCCTTCTGATCGATTGCTGTTTCTTTAATCATATCATCACCTTGTAATTCTATAGAGTTGTTTAATGTTTTCAATTTTTTGGTCTGAGAACCTGCCTTCTTTTTGAAGTCAGATAGTCTAGCCTTCATTAAGATGTCCATCTCTTTTGTTTTAGACTGCATCTTTTGCTTGGCTTCACCACGCTTCTTCTGTAAGTCCTTCCTACGGTTCAGTTTTTTCATCTGACCGATCTGCTTCTGAGCACGTTCTGTTTCGTTGGGTGCGGATTCAGCAATAGGAGTTTCTAATTCTTCTTTCTTCATCTTTCTACGTTGGATACGTGACATTAAATCTTTAGCATCTTTGGAACGCCCATCAATCTTGGAGTTACCCTTCTTATATTTACGAGCAGACTTAGGATTAACAAAGACAAAAGCAGGTGGCAGTGCAAGACCGCTACCATCTCCAGCCATCATTTCATCTAAGCGTTTCATATCAGATTTAGTTCCTTGAGACACGTCTTGTCAATATCATTATTTAGTGATTCAGGTAATCTATCTAGAAATACCATGAATGATTTAATAACTGGCCAGTATGTGTCCTCTATCTTATAAAAAAGTAGTGGAGTGGCAGCATCACCAAAGACATTATACAATAGGATAATATGATTGAGGATCAAATGTTTGCGAAACTCCCCAGTGGTTTCATACCTTCTGAGGAGTCGCTTTATATATTTGAATCTCTTTAGATCCTCCTCAAAGTCACTGTAAGTAACTGACTGAGGATTATTATAATTTTTAATAGCGAATAGGATCCAATTATCCTGTGTCAATTCATCAAATTTCATTTACATTTTATGTAACTGTTAATGTGGCAGCAGTTGATATAACAGGAGTTGCACCCTGTGAGGTTCCAACTACACATCTGTACTTGTTACCATTGTCACCAGCGGCTGTTGCTGCTGTTGTGTATGTAGCAGTAGTATCATTGGTTCCAGTTGTAACATCAGCGAAGTTAACACCATCTGTGCTGACCTGCCACTGATATGTTGCTGTAGCACCTACTCCATTTACATTAACTGTAACGTCTGAAGCACCACCATATGTACCAGTTCTGCTGAGTGTCAATGTGTCATTGTCAGTGTATCCACCACCCTTACTTACTAGTGTAGGAGTAGCAGCACCGTTAGCATCAACTACAAGAGTAACAGTAGCACCTGATCCAGTACCACCTGTTGCTGCTATTGCAGTATATGTACCAGCAGTTCTTCCTGCTGTGTTTCCAGCGTTGGCAGCACCATCAATTGCGGATGCTTCACCTGTTGGAGTAACAACAACTGAGAAGTTCTGTGTGTTAGTAGCAGCAACCGATGCATCAGAAGGTTGTGTACCAATAGAAACTGTAGAAAGAAAGTCACCAGCGAGTGTGTCGTCTGATTGTGTCTCTCCAGAGTTTGCTTCACCACCAGCGATGAAAACCATCTGCTCTGCCTTATGACGTGCATTGCCAGCAGCATCATTATAGGTGTAATATGACCACCAACCAGGAGCATTCAATCCCCTGTTCTTGTTCTGAGCAAGTGCTGCTTCTGTTTCATCAATATAGATGATTTGTTTTGTTTGAGAATCCGTAGCAACACCAATCCCAGCTTTGGTTTTGTTAGCATTACTATCGGTACTACCGTATAGAGACATTGATACGCTCCGAATAAATTACCATTTCTTCCTTTATTTATACCGCCCCAAGTCTCATAGCCTTCTTGACCCTTGCTACGAGTTTATCATCCACATCGTTGTCAGTGGACTGGGCAAAGTCTTCGAGCATCTCTACAGCGAAGACTTTCATCTGTTTTTTAAATACCTTCCTTACCATTAAGAATAGTAAGGGTTTGAATAACAAAAATAAAAATGTCATGAGTAATATTTCTCTGCTGCTTCGTAATATGATCCCATATTATGATCAGCAACACCATCAAATCTGGTGTCCTTCTCATCCTTGAGTTGAATCTTAGGATGTGTGTGTACATATCCTGCCAACCAAGGTGGTGTTCCAGGTACTATATCATCTCCATGAACAAAACGCAAGTGCTCAAGATCCTTGATCCTCCTGCGTAGTCTGCGTCCACCTGGTCTAGGTGATCCAGCAGTCACTAGGGCTACATTGGTATTGCCTGACTCCCATAACAAGTCTGCAATTAAAGTAGCGGTTGCTCCACCAAGAGAGTGACCTGCAATAACAAGTTTCCTCTCTGGATTCAATCCTTCATATGCTACCACTAGTTGTGCTAGTGTCCTGTTGGCATTGTTCTTGAATCCTCTGTGACAATCGTCACGTTTAATAAGAAACTTTAAATTGGTTATCCAATCTGTAGTTTCATTCGTTCCTTCTACTGCAAGAATAGTATGTCCTGCTACTTTCCTACTAACCAAAAAGTCTTGGTCATGAGGATAAACATCCCTACAGCACCGTAATGCTTCAAGGACTACTTCCTTTGATAGTGTCATAATAAGAATCTAACTGAATTATATAGTCTGCTTCGTCAAGCACTCTTAACCATCTCCTAAGACCTGTAGGGTATGGAGTGTTTGGTATTGGTGCATCAACCACAGGTTGTAATTGTATAAAAGAGCGTAACTTACTTACCTCTGTCGTCTCTGTTTCCTTCATTTTCATTACCACGTGGACCATCTGGAACTTTCGGCATAACTTCAACAGTTTTCCGTTTCTTTTTACCCTTCAAAGGTTTTTTATTAACAGGCAGGGTATCCCCTACTGGCAATCTATACTCAGCTACAAACTGCTTGTAGGATTTCATTTGACATATCCCATAATTTTATCTGCTTTCTTCTTAGCAGCTTTCTTCCACTCTTCTAAGTTATGAGCCTTCTCATCTGCATTAGAAATCATTACCTCTGCACCGATGACTTGAGTATCAGCAGGTTGCTCTTCGATAACAGGCTTTTCGTCAGTCTCCCACTTCTCACCTGTTACTTTAAATGTTGTCTTAGTTAACTCACTAAGTTCTGTAAGGATTCTGGCATGCTCATCCCAAAGATAATTTTCAATCTCTTCCTTAGTTGCTTTACACTCTTCTGTTGTATGCTTATAGGAACCACACTTCTTACAACACTCAGCAGCTTCTTTAGCAACCACATTAGTGTAGTTGATTGCTTGACCATTGGTTTGAGGAACACCACCTGACATAGATCCTTGTCCCATAGTCATGGAACCCTTGAGTGCAACAGCAGGTTCTCCACCATTAGATGTTGCTTTAGGATCTTTTGTACTACCATCATCAGGTTTCTGCTTCTCGATAGTAGGAATACCTGTTGATGAATCCTCTGCTGGTGCAGGGACTGATCCGATTGGTGTGTCAAATGAGGCAAAAGCAGTACCACCCTGCTTCTGTCCTGTAGGAATCTCTTCCTCTTTGATAGTACTGTTCTGGAACCCGTCGCCACCTAAGAACGCTGTATAAGACTCCATTAATGCCTTCGAAAAGTCATCATCGTGTGCAAGACTGTTAACTGTTTTCTGTTTTTCCATGTCTAAAAAGTGGTTTCCTATGATTTATTTATAGTACGTATATCCTTTAACCACGCACGAAACATGTCACCTCCTTCAGTGACACAGATAGCGTAGTTGACACCTGTCCTGTGGATAGTGCCTTTCTCACCTGTGAGAGCAGACATTACAACATCACCAACAGCAAACCCCTCCTTGTATCGGTGCTGTTGTCTGATCGCTTGCTCCCTCAGTTTCTTAAAATCTTTCATTTAAAATTCTTAGGTAGATTGTTTGCTATTTCACCCATTAAAAGTTTCACATCAGCATCAACTAAGTTAGGAATACCTGCCTTAAATGACTTGAAATCACCAGCAAATGCTGCACGTCTCATCTTTGTACCAGATATTGTAAACGTATCACCGTCTGCATCTCGACTACCAGAAGATTTTATCTCTATGGTACGGAAAGTGAAATCCTTATGGTTATATTTATGCACCCACTGCATAGCATTAACCCTGTCAGACCCTACAAGAAATACTACCTCATCATACCCAGCCATCATTATGTCTTGTAAACATGCTACTGGATCTGCCTTAGCAAGACTGAATATTTTACCCCTATGCTCTGGAAATATCTTGTTCATCCAGAATAATTTTCTATCACGTGGCAGTGGGTTGTTGCCTTTGGTGTCATGACTGTGTGAAATATAGATTCTATAGTCCTCACCATTAGCAGCACGTCTAACATTACGAAAATTGTCAGCATGACCTGAAGTAGGTGGTTGAAACCTACCAAATGTGAAGTAGCACTTGTTACACTTTAACGCCATGACTTTGCTACCGTGAAGTTATTGTATGAAAACTCAAGACGATTCACAAACTTGATCATATCTCCGTCTTTATGCATAACATATCCCTCTGGACCAGTAACTTTATAACCTTGATCAGTTCTAACAAAAGTTCTAAAGGTTTCAAGTTTATCCAACTTATCTATAACCATCTGCTTCACTGCTTGCAACTCTTTGTACAGACCAAGCAATGATTTAAACTTAGATTCGTTATCTCTTAGATAATTTTGACTCTTGTATACAAGATCTGCCTTCTGAACCTTAGTCTTAGCTGTCTTTATCTTGTCAAGCATGCCCTTAGTCTTGTCATAATAAAAATTATAGAGACTAGAAAAAGTAGCATCAACATTAGTAATAGAACGTGCTGCTTTTATCTCTGCGTTGAAGAACTGTTTCAAATATGATGCAACATGCCACTTTTCGTCACCTGTTGTGCCTGTATTTGTCACCAATTCATCAAGGAAATACCCACAGTCTCCACACAATTTTTCAATGGTTGACACATGCTTATCAAACTTAACCTCTTCGGTATGATTCAACCCAACTCTGTCCATTGGAGTGTCATTTTCTATACAAACAACGTCCTTACTTGACTTAACCTTAGCACCTGGTCTAGCAGACATACTTGATATGTCCCATCCATCCTTCTCACCAGCATAATGAGTATGAAATACCACACCAACCTTAGCTTGACCAACTTGCTTACCTAATGGATGGTCTACAGGTATAGCATATGTGATAGTGTTTGGTGTAAATGTATAAACCTTCTCACCATGTATAGTTTCTGCCTTTCTTGTGGCAGCAGTGAATAAAAAGTCACCTTGTATCACACCATCAATACCTAACTGAGAGAAATACTCTAGGGCAAGTTTCAAACCAGCAGCTAAGTTTGCTTTATCACCATACCATTCATCAATTTGGTCAGGACCATAGCATATCTTAGGTTCAGTCTTTGCAAAGACACCTTTAGTACCAACAAAGAAATGTCCATTTGCAGGATCTTTACCACAAACTATAGAAGGAGCACCATCCCACTTAGTTTGCATGAAACCTGTACTATTATCACACCCAAGCATCTTTCGTAGTTCCTGTAAGAAACTAACAGATGCTTTACATCCAGCAACTCCATAGTTAAGCATCTCATCTTCCAGATGTTCTAAGTGTTTTAGTTGTGTTACGTTAGCCATTAGGAAACTTTAATATATGGTGCAGATTGATCTGATTCTGACGTGGCATACAGATATAATTTTGTAGCAATGTCATGCTTATCATCAGTATTAGCAGTTCTCATGATATCAGCAAAGACAAGACCAAGATACTTAGCGAACTTCCACTTTGGTGACATACCAGAGATTCTATCAAGTGTTACCTCTACATCATCATCAAAGATATCAATGTTATCTGTAGCCAATTTGAAAATTTTCTTATCTAATGTGTTAGCAGCAGATGCAATTGATGATGTCTTTGTATAACCTGTCTTAGCAAACAATCCTTTGTTGTTACCTAAGACTTTCGTTAAAACATTATCCAATACACCACCACCAATCTTACCATGCTTTGCAGATTCACCCATGACCTCACCTTGCCATGTCTTACCAGCAGTATCGGTAGCACGGAACTGTACTTCTATATTACCAGGTGATGCTGTGAAGTATACATCCATAGAACCAAAGAGACTCTTAGCTCTCATACCAGTAAATCTTCTCTGTTGTTTTGCTGGTCCTCCTATGAAATTTTTCTTAGATATATTTGCACTACCAGAACCAATACCTTTCAACGATACACCTACCAATTTCTTCTGATCAATCAAAATCTGCATCTTAGTATTCAAATCAGCAAAGTTAACTGTATCTGTGATCAATGTGTTATCAAAATTACACTCACACATGTACATATCAGCAGGTGTCCACTTGTTTAGGTTAGAGAATGGTCTACCTTCATTCTTATTGACAATTTTAAAATGATCCTCAACTACATCAACAATCTTCTTACCTCTATAAAAATGGTACTTCTTATTCTTAAACTCGTTGGTTGAATATAGTATATTTGCTGTCTTAATAGTAGAAGTCATCCAATCTGAATTGTTATTCAGAAACATAAACGCTTCATGCAACGTTGCAGTTGTAGATACATGATCTTTCACACTTTCAAAGTCTGATTCTTTCAAAACATATCCATCTGGAATACCATCAGACTTATATGCAAGAGCAGTCATCCAACATGCAGCACTTTCAAACATCTCTGTTGCTTTTGCACCAGCACCCGATCCTGTATTGCTTCCAAACTCAGGTGACTTAAAGATTTTTGTGAAACCTATCTTATCTACTATCTTAGTCTTACCTATCTTTCTTACTTCTAAAACTTTTCCTTTAGCACCACTGTATCTTTCCTTAAATGAATCAGTTCCTTTAACAGAATCAAATGGAAGATCACCATTGAACACATCTTCCATGTCATCATATACTTTTTGAGGTGCAGTCAATAAAACTTTACCGTGACTCTCAACCTGTAATTCTCTACGTGTTTTAATAGCATCAAAAACAACTAAGAGATACATATCACCCTTGTTGTTTACCTGACCCAATTTTCTCCACGATACGTTTGCCATAATAGAAAACCTTCCTCTAGTTATTTAGAGGAAGGTCTGTATTTTCTATCCCTTTTGCGTAATGGTGTTCCAATTGGGTTTCTTTTAAGGTCTCTCTTAATCTCTTTGAGTTTCTTAAGATGATCCTTTATCTCTTTCCTTGATATCATACTCTATTACTATTTTCTTAGAGGATATTCCAGATGAATTTAATGTTTCGTAGTGAGTGAACTCACCACTGAGTAACATGGATACTGTCTTCTTATCTAAACCGCACAACTGCTCACAATTCTCAAGTGATATACGAACTGTCTCTAATGCACTAGGTTTTTCATCCTTCGTGAATCCATTGAGGTCAGTCGTCTTAGCATTCTCTAATGCTTTATCAATATCTAAGTGAAATTCGTCACTCATGATTTTTTATATCATCTTCCAACATCTCAATGATCTTTGTTGAATCAATAATGTTGTCAATATTGAATAGCACACTAGCAATGTGTTTAGCAACATAAGGTTTTTCACTTCTTGCAGCAAATGCTAATGCGTTGCGTAAATCTTCTTGTGCATCTCGTAGAGATTCTTCTACAGTTTTAGTAAGTGTCATTTGTGGGGGTTATATACGTACAGAATAATCATTGCTGAAGATATAGCAACAATACTAATAAGTGTCAAAATGTGTAACAATTAACGATCCCCCTTTGCTCTGACTTCAGACTTTTCAACAGAGAAACTGCCACCTGGATAGCGTTTCTCTAGTTTTTTAACGTTACCTCTGATAACATCGTCGAAAGGTACATCCAGAGCCATGCAAGCTTGTGCCACATACCACATAACGTCACCCAACTCAATAATAAGATGCTCTCGATTGTCGTCATTCCAAGGTTTACCTTGAAACACCATCTTCTTAACAATCTCAAGAAACTCACCAGACTCA